AAGTCGACCAAGATCAAAGCCCATGCGCGGCGCTTCCCGCACCCCAACGGGTTCTGGTCGACAGAAGACTACATCAGGCAGTACTTTGCGCTGAACAGCTACATGAAGATTGCGGCCTATGGTTCTGGCGACCATGTTTCGCTGTACCACCCGCTGCCCGACCGCGTTGCGCGCCTCAACCCGTCAGAGCCCGAAGTTGAAGGAAGCTGACGTTGAACGCCACCTGGTCAAGTTGGTCGAGAAGGCCGGCGGCAAGGCGTACAAGTTCGTCTCGCCAGGACGCGCAGGTGTGGCCGACCGCCTGGTCGTGCTACCTGGCGGGCGCGTCTGGTTTGTTGAGCTTAAAGTTGCGGGCGGTCGCCTGTCGGCGTTGCAGCAGGTCTTCGCGGCCGACATGGCCGCGCTAGGTCAGAACTACACAGTACTCTGGAGTAAAGAAGATGCAGCTACGTTCGTATCAAAACACTGCGGCAGCGTTCCTGTACGAGCATGACCGGGCGATGATCCTCGCGCCGGTCGGTGCAGGCAAGACCGCCATTACGCTGACCGCCATGCGCGAGATGCTGCGCGACGGCCACGCCAATCGGTTCCTCGTGCTGGCGCCTAAGCGTGTGGCTGAACATGTCTGGGAAGAAGAACGCCAGAAGTGGGCGCCAGAGATTACGATGGCTGTTGCCGTGGGCACGGCCAAGCAGCGCGCTGCTGCGTTGCGGGCACCCGTACAAGTCGTGGTGACCAACTACGAGAACTTGCCCACGGGCGGGTTCGACGGCGTGGTGTTTGATGAGTTGACCAGGCTGAAGAACCCAAGCGGTGAGCGGTTCAAGTTGTTGGAGAAGTTCCTGCGCGAAGTCAACATCCGCTGGGGTCTGACTGGGTCGTTCACCAGCAACGGTCTGGAAGATGTCTTCGGCCAATGCAAGATCATTGACACGGCGCTGCTTGGGCGCACCAAGGGCGCCTTCCAGCAACAATACTTTACGTTGATCAACAAGGAGTTCAACCAATGGGCGCCGCGCACCGGCGCGTTGGCGCAGGTGATGGAGCGCATCAAGCCAGCCACCTTCCTGCTGGAGTCGTACACGCTGCCAGACTTGAACGTGGTCGAGGTGCGCTGCTCGATGGACCTGGCCAAGTACAAGCAGATGAAGAAGGACATGGTGCTGGAGTTCCCCGACGCCCGCGCCATCGCGGTCAATGCTGGCGTGGTGACGGGCAAGCTCCAGCAGATGGCTTCAGGGTTCGTCTACGCCGATGGCGCGCCGCAGTGGATGTCACCCCACAAGTTCGACGCGCTGGACGATCTGCTGGCCGAGAATCAACGCGCCAACACGCTGATTGCGTACAACTTCAAGGCTGAGTTGGCTGAACTGAAGCGGCGCTACCCGCACGCTCAGACGCTGGATGACGACAACGTCATTGAGCGGTGGAACAAGGGTCTGGTCGAACTACTACTGGTTCACCCCAAGAGCGCCGGCCACGGGCTGAACCTACAGTACGGCGGCTGCAAGGTGGTGTTCCTGTCGCTGCCCTGGTCGCTGGAGTTGTACGAGCAGACCATAGGCCGGCTGCACCGCAGCGGTCAGGCGCATCCGGTTTGGGTCTACCTGATGATCACCGACAAGACGGTCGATGAGAAGATTTGGCGCGCACTGCGCGACAAGCGAACGATTTCTGACATAGCCATAGAGGAGTTGAAATGAAGCTGACTTGGAGAAGCATGCACGAGGTGCTGACGAAACTGTCTGAAGAGGAAGTGCTGAAGTTGCTGCAAGAGGAGCAGGCCGGGGCCAACCGCGTCACTATCCTGCTGCGCCTGCACCAGCGGTACTGCGTCCTGCGCCTTGAGCGCGAGCGCATAGTGATCCTGCGCGGAGCGGCAGCGCTGTGAACAAACCGCCAAGCATAGGATGGTGGCCCTGCGGCCCGCATTGGCTGCGCTGGTGGGACGGTGAGCATTGGTCCTGGCCGTGCCTTGACTCTGATGGCATTTACGCCGTAAAAGTGTACGGCAACCGGGTAGACAAGGCTGCAAAGGACGTTAGGTGGTATCCACGGCCAGACAACTGGCCAGAGAGGTCAAAGACATGAACCGAGAAGAATACTTCTGCAAGGCTGCGGCCCGCCAGAGCCTGTTCTGCGCGGTCTGGATCGTCGCCCTGGTGGCGCTGATTGCGTGGCTAGCGTGACGCACATCGGATGGATGGTCAGCGAGGGCGAGGTCTGCATCCTGCTCACCAGGCGCCGCGAGGAGATGCAGTATTGGGTCGATCTTGGGTGCATTGCAACACCGCTGTATGCGTTGCCCCCTGTGTAACGCACCGACCAGCGTAGTTTCAACTCGCCACCAGCCCAACAACACAACCCGAAGGAGAATGAATTGTTACAACAACCACCGGTTCACCACAATCGAACGACACGTCGATTTGCACGGTCGCTTGACGAAGCCTTCGGCGGCGACGGTTACGCCATCACCCACTACCGAAACCGGTGGAGCGGGGTCAACCGCGCCGTGGTTTTTGTTCTCTGGGTTTTAGTCCTTGCATGGGGAGCAACATTGTGGACTTGAGACAACAACTGATTCGGGATGAGGGGAGCGTCAGCCATGCGTATGAGGATTCTCTTGGTTTCACCACTATTGGCGTTGGGCGTCTTATTGACTTTCGCCGGGGCGGTGGTCTTCGTGATGGTGAAATTGATTTTCTCCTTGGTAACGATATTGAAGAGAAAACGGCGCAAGTACTGGCGGCGCTACCGTGGGCGTCCAAGTTGAGTGAGACGCGCCGAGCAGTGCTGATAAACATGGCGTTCCAGTTGGGCATTGGTGGCCTGCTCAAGTTCAAGCGCGCACTGGGGTCCATCGAGGACGGTCAGTACAAAGAAGCATCAATGGAGATGCTGGACAGCCTTTGGGCTCAACAGACACCGGAGCGAGCGAAGCGCCTGTCCAAGCAGATGGAGCGCGACGAATGGCAATAGATCCACTTACCGCAGGCGTCGAACTGGCGCAAACCGTCATCACCCGCATCTGGCCTGACAAGTCAGCAGCCGAGGCAGCGCAGCTTGCCGCCCAGGTCGCCATCGTGCAAGGTCAACTCGATGTGAACCGAGCCGAAGCGTCCAGCCCCAGCGCGTTTACTTCAGGCTGGCGCCCAGCCATCGGATGGGTCTGCGCATCTGCACTGGCTTGTCAATACATTGCTAGGCCGCTAGTCCAGTGGGCCGGCATTGTGCTTGACCACCCTCTGCCGACGCTGCCTGGGATTGATGACAACTTGTGGCAACTGATGTTGGGGATGTTGGGGCTCGGTGGCCTCAGAACTTTTGAGAAAACTAAGGGAGTTGCATCGTGAACGAACGAATCCGAGCATTCATAAACGGTTGCTTCGACAGCTACGTCGACCACCGTGGGAGAGAAGACTTCTCGACCGATTACGCCGGTATTGAGCGGTTTGCAGACCTCATTGTCAGGGAGTGCGCGGAGTTGAGCACCAATTATCCCGGCAACGTTAAGCTGCTGATACTGAACCATTTCGGGATGGAACCATGAACGACAACCCGTGGCTGATTGCAGGGATCATAGACCGAACCAAGGACATAGCAAAAGAACTTGGTTTTAGGCTTGAGCCTGGATCGTATAACACCATTGAGATCAGGGCAGACAACCCGCCCTACGGAAAAAACATGATACTTGCCAGATTAGAGGATTGGCCGACAGCAAACCTGTACTTGCAAGGCTACCGGCAGGGGAAGCTGGAGATGACTGCGCTGGCAAAGGGTAGGCCATGAACAAAATCATTCCAGCAAAAGAAGTTGCCGCAAGCATTTGGAAAATTATGGAAGAAGTTGCCAACAAATATGCAGAAGAAGATCGGGAAAACTTGAAGGCAGTAATGCTTAATCAGCTTGGCGCGGCTATGTTTAACGGACCAGAAGAGAAAACACATGACTGAAAGAACTCAATTGCTATTTAGCCATGAGGTCGCACTGTCCATAATCTTTGGGCATCGTCCATGTCCAAGGGAGCTAACGTTTCACTCAGATAGTTTCTTTGTAGGAAACTTAGAAGTCAATCCCTACGATATCGTTATGACTGAAGACCCTGAGTGGGTTGAACTTGAGGAAAACACATGACTGAAATTTTACTTGCGTTTGGTAGTGGGCTGATTGGTGGTTTGATTGGCGTACTTATTGGCGTTATTTTAGTGGGAAAGAAATGACTGAGACCGAGAGAAAACTAGACTTTTTGCTAGGCGATGCCCTAGCGGAGAACGAGCGCCTCAAGCGCGAACTGAAGCTAGACCTTCTGCTAGAGCATCGCCAGTCCTTGGCAGAAAACGAAAGCCTCAAGTACGAAATCAAACGCCAAGAGATCGTCATCGCACAGTTGCTACTGGCGATCCACGAAACCGGGACATTGCGAGTACGAGATGATGCATCCTGACACCGAGTTGCTGATGCACCTAGCATCCAACATAGTACGCGAGTACCCAAACGGTGTGAGCACAATTCAGATGCACCTGCGCATGGCGATCTCGCTGGACAAGGCCCGCAAAATATTGTGCTTTGCCCGCAAGGCGCGCCTGCTGGGCGTTGCCGGCTCCGGCGTCACTGCGCGATGGGCGTCACCTGAGCGGGCGGCAGAGCTAGACGCTGGGCGCTGGACGAAGCGCAAGTTGCAGCACAAGGCTTGTCGGGACCGTAGGACAGCAAAGATCGCCGCCCGCCAGGCTGCGTCAGAACTGGCGCCAAAGCGGATCGCCAAACCCTTCAAAATTCACGCGCCGAACAGCGTGTGGCAACTAGCGGAGTTCTCATGCGACCAACTAAAGCAGCGATAGACGCGATCAGGGACGCCTACATGGCCGACGTCTTAACGATCAGAGCGCACATCCTGGCGCTCAATGATCCCCACATCGAGGACGCCTGGGCAGGCATTGAGACGTTTGCTGCCGTGGCGCTGCGAATAATGGCCAAGACCAACCCGTCGAAGTTGCGCAGCGAGATGGTGACTGTGGGTATCTCGGCGCTGCTATGAGCAAACTAGACCTAATAACTTTTCTCGCGCCCTTGGGTGTAATTTCTGTCAACACTATCGTGTACAACCTAGAAGCCACCGGAGATGGCAGTTTGCAGCGCCTTTTGCAATTCACGCGCAAAGACGTTTTGCAATGGCCCAACATGGGGCGCGTGCGGCTAGCAAGCCTTGAAGCGTTGTTGTCTGAGCGGGAGTTGCGGTTGGCTTATGAGCGGTCGACCTTGCCGTCGAGCTTGTCGAAGATGCGCCCCAGCAGGTCGCGAATCTCTTTGAGGTCTGACCTGTAGTCGTCCCGCGTCACATAGGTCTTGGGTAGCTCGACCGACAAGCGGGTCAGGTCAGACTGGAGCAATTTGACCGAGGTCCACAACTCCCTAG